TATATACCTGGAAAACCCAAACTGACTCGTCAAGGTATGGGAACTGGAACTAAATATGCTGCAACAAGCCGTAACAAGGCTCGTAAACCTTATCGAGGACAAGGAAAATGAGTAAAACTCAAAGAACAGTAAGAGAGGGTAATCTTTGCCGACCAGATAAAAGATATAAAGGTATCAAAACTCAAGCAAAAGCAAATAAAGGCAAAAAGTCTAAATAATTTAAGTTTTATTTTATAAAAACTAACCATGGAAGAGTTAACACCTAAAGTTGGACCAAATCTTTCCGATTCTCCGGAAATACCTCCCGAGACCGCACATGTATTTGGATATGATGTTGCTTCTCAAGCTAGAACTGCACCCGTAATTAAACCAAATCCTAACTCACCATTAGCTGCAGGTTGATATGAACGAAAAAGAGGCATACATTCATGAATGGGCTAACGAAGTAGCCAAAGAAAGAGAAGAACTTGGTGGTTTTTCTGTTTGTCCGTATGCTTCTAAGTCAAATACTAAAATTGTGGAATGTCCAATTGATGAGATTGTACCTGAACCTGGGTATGATGTCATCATTTTTATTGTAGATGACTTTTGGAGACTCGATATAGTTAAAAAATGGGCAGAGGTTTACAATAAAAAGTTCCCTTACTACACATTTCTTGAAGATTGTGCGTCTCAACCCACTTTTATCAACGGAGTTCAGACAAATAATAAGAAATTTAACTTAATTTTGTGTCAATCTAAGGCAAAATTGAGCAAAATTCGCAAAAAATTAGCAAAAACCGAGTATTATACGTATTGGAAAGAGGAATATCTTAAGAAAATACTTGGAGATGAGTATGAATCAATAATGGTAGAAGAAATTTCGGGATAGCAACCCCGTAAAAAGTTCTGATTTAACAAATCAGGAGCTAAAATGTCAAATCTACCAGTCGATAGAGACTCTAATTACATGAAAACCATGTGGGGGACCGTAAAATTAGTTACAGATTACTATGAAGTCCCTAAGAATAGAATTATTCAAGAAGTAATGTATGATCGTGCGCCTAAACATGATCTGATGAGACAAACAGACCTTCATGAAAAAATTCGCAATGATGAAGATTATGATGATTGGGAGTATGGAACCGAGCCAGTTTACGGTAAAAAGTGGTAATAATGTCTTATACATATAATAAATACCCTTAGTTTGAGTTATGACCAGGATTTCTCGCAAATTTAAGGACATCAGTCTTTCTTTTGTAAGAAATCCTGTAAATAGTGATATTTTGTCATTAAATGACTCTGATGCTATTAAAAAATCTATTATAAATTTAGTCAGAACAAGAGTTGGAGAAAGATTTTTTAACAGTCTATTGGGAACACAAGTTGAAAATTCAATATTTGAACTTCAAACACCAGAACTGGCATCTTCTTTAGAACTTGAAATAAAAACTTTATTAAAAAACTACGAACGAAGAATTTTTGTGAATTCTATTTTAGTTACATATCCAGAAGAATCAAATGAACTAAATGTTCGTCTTTCTTATGATATACTTGGATTGCCCGTCCCGATTCAAACTATAGATTTTATTTTACAACCTACTAGAGTCTAATGTCATTCAATCAATTTACAAATTTAGACTTCGGGGATCTACGAGTTCAAATCAAAGATTACTTGCGTTCCAACAGTAATTTTACTGATTTTGACTTTGAGGGGTCTAATTTTTCAACATTGATTGATTTATTAGCGTATAATAGTTACATTACTGCCTACAATACTAACATGGCAGTTAATGAAACATTCTTAGACAGTGCAACTCTTAGAGAAAATGTAGTTGCTCTTGCACGTAATATTGGATATGTACCAAGATCTAAAAGATCGTCAAAAGCTAAAATTACTTTTAGCGTTGATATGAGTCAGACTAATGCAAGAACAGTCAAAATTAATGCAGGTCAAGTAGCCCTTGGCGCTGTAACAAATGGTAATTCTATTTTTTCAATACCTGAAGATGTAATTACTCCAGTAAATTCAGACGGAGTTGCATTATTTGAAAATTTAGAAGTATATGAAGGAGTATATTTAACTAGTACTTTTATTGTAGATTCTTCTCAAAAAAATCAACGATTTATTCTACCAAATGTAAATATTGATACTACTACTATTCGAATTAAATCTACCAATCAAGTAACAGAAGTTTATAGCGCTTATAATAATATTTTAAATATTGGAAAAGATTCTAGAATATTTTTGATACAAGAAGTATCAGATGAAAAATATGAAATTATTTTTGGTGATAACATAGTAGGTAAAAGACCCACCAGCGGAAGTAGGATAGAAGTAAGTTATATTGTAACAAATGGAACTCTTGGTAATGGTGCTAATAATTTCACATTTTCTGGTAGATTGATCGATAATAATTTATTAGATGTAACATCTGGAATTTCTCTAGTAATAACTGAGTCTTCTTCTCAGAACGGTGATAATATTGAAAGTTTAGATTCAATTAAATACTTAGCCCCAAGGGTATATGCATCACAATTTCGTGCAGTAACCGCTAATGATTACAAAGGACTAATACCATACATATATTCTAACGTTGATTCTGTAACTTCTTATGGTGGAGAAGAGTTAGAACCCCCAGAATATGGGAAAGTTTTTATATCAATTAAACCCAGAAATGGTACTTTTTTATCAGAGATTACAAAATTAGATATTTTAAGAAATTTAAAACAATATTCAATCGCTGGTATAAGACCAGAAATAATAGATCTATCGTATCTATATGTTGAGGTTGATTCTACAGTTTATTATAATGTAAATGCTTCAACCAGACCAGAATTAGTTCGCACAAAAGTGTTAAATACATTAACATCTTATGCAAATTCAAGTGATGTCAATAATTTTGGAGGTAGATTTAAGTATAGTAAGGTTGTTACTTTAATCGATGACTCAGATAAATCAATTACTTCAAATATTACAAAAGTAAGAATGCGAAGAGATCTAACCCCAGAATTCAATACTTCTGCAACCTATGAACTTTGTTATGGGAATGAGGTTCATATTAAAAAAGATGGATATTCTGTAAAATCAACCGGATTTAAGATCAATGGTATAGCTGAAACTTTATATATGGCTGATATTCAAGTCTCTGAAAATTCTGGAAAAATATTTTTCTTTAAATTGGAAAATAATATTCCAGTTATAGTTAAAAATACTGCAGGATCTATAAACTATAAAAAAGGTGACATATTATTAGATGTAGTTAATATTACATCAACATCTTTATCCAATGGTCTTATTGAAGTTCAAGCTGTTCCCGAATCTAATGATATTATTGGACTGAAAGATTTATATTTACAAGTTGACGTTCAAAATTCTGTGGTAAATATGGTAGAGGATACAATAACCTCTGGTGAAAATATTTCCGCCACATTATATGTTCCAACTTCAAGTTATTTAAACGGTAAGTATACAAGATAAAATGTCAGAAATTAAAAGAGTTAAAATTGATTCTATAATAGAATCACAAATCCCAGAGTTTTTAATAGAAGAATCTCCTCTTTTTGTAGAGTTTTTAAAACAATACTACCAATCTCTTGAACATCAGTCTGGAGCAATAGATCTTGCTATAAATGTAAAAAAGTATAAAGATATCTCTCAATTCAATAAGTTAAATTTAACAGAATCTACAAAATTAACAAAAAATATTTTAAAATTTGATACCTCAATAAATGTTATATCTACTGATGGGTGGCCATCAACATATGGATTATTAAAAATAGATAATGAGATCATTACATATACATCAAAAACCAATACTACCTTCGAGGGTTGTATTCGAGGATTTAGTGGGATTGATGCCATTAATTCTATAAAAAATTCCGAGTTTTTAAATTTTGTTTCTACATCATCTGAAGAACATCTTGAAAATTCTATTGTTTTAAATTTAAGCAATCTTTTTCTTTTAAAGTTTTTTGAAAAGTTTAAGTCGGAATTTTTTCCTGGATTTGAAGATAGAGACTTTAACGAAGAAATTTCAATTGAAAATGTTTTAACTAGTGCTCGAGATTTTTATAGCTCTAAAGGAACAGATTCATCTTATAAATTACTATTCAAGGTTTTATTCGGTACTGATGTTGAGGTAATAAAACCACAAGATTATACATTAATACCATCATCAAATCCATATTTTACTACGAAAAATATTCTAGTAGAAAAAATTTCCGGTGGAAATCCTACAGATATTAGGGGTAATTTTTTATATCAAAATTTAACTGGCATAGGAACTGTCAGCGCTTCAATTTATAATATTGAGTATAGACCTGTAGACAAAAAACAATTTTATGAAATATCTTTAGACTCTACTTCTTTTAGTGGTAACTTTGAAGTTTCGGGTAAAACTAAATTATTAGAAGACACTCCAATAGGATCAAATACTGTTTTGGTAGATTCAACTATTGGATTTTCAAAAACTGGTAAAATTCTTGTAAAACCAGAAAATTCCGATTTTATTGAATTGTCTTATACTGATATAACCACGAATCAATTTTTGGGTGTAACTGGAATAACTAAAAATTTAACATTTGGACTAGATGTTATAGAAGAAAAATTTGCTTTTAGTTATATTGGTATTGGAAATACCTCAGAAGTTAAATTTAGAGTTATTAATGTTATTGATAAAGTTGATTTTTCAAAAACAAAAAGTCTTAGAATAAATGATAAAGTAAAATTATCTGGATTTGGAAAAAATTTAGCAGATGAAGTATCTTCTAATAATTGGATTTATAATATTCCAACTGAACACAATGTAAAAAGTCTTTCTCAAGTTGCTAACAACAGATATAGAATTATACTATTTGATGAGATTTCTTTTTATCAAAATGAAAACATAATTTTAGTCGATCAAAATAATAATTTTAGTGACGCTAGTATTTTATCTGTTGAGTATAATTCTTCAGATAAAATAAGAAAATATACTAATAGAATCTTAGTTCAGTCGGGTCTCAGTGCCTCATTTGATTTAACTAGAATAAAATCTATAAGAAAAAAAATATATAAGTCTAATCATTATTCAAATTATTTTCCAGAAGTTACTTCGATTCCGGCTGGAATCCAAAACACTTATGTTGATTCCAAACATGAAAATTTTTATGTAACTTCAACTGGATTACCAAATTATCCTATTTTTTCAACTGATAATAAACAAATAATTTCTACGCAATCACCATCATTATCATTATTGCCACAAACATTTGGATCCGGAATCACATCAATATTTTATGTACAAAATCACCAATTGATAAATGGTGATTTCATATATTATAATTCTTTCACTCCAGAAAGTGGAATATCAACCGGATATTATTATGTAACCAAAATTGATTCAAATTCTATTAAATTATCTTATAGTAAATCTGATATTTTTTCCAAAAAGTATATTACATCAAATTCTGATATATCATCTGATACAATAGTTAAAGCCGGATTTGAAAATAAAATTTTAAGAAATCAAAAAATACTTAAAAAGTTTCCTTTACAAAAACAATCTACTTTATTTGATGATATTAATAAAAGAAAAACTACAAATAGGCCAATAGGTTTATTAGTAAATGGAGTTGAAATATTATCTCCAACTTTATTCGATGAAAATATTTATTACGGAGCAATACAATCTATTGAAGTTATAAATTCTGGAAAAAACTATGATATTGTAAATACCCCTTCAATTGAAATTAAGGATGAAGTTGGATCGTCTGTAAAAGCACATCTTAACTTATCTGGAAGTATTAAAAAAGTAAAAATTATTTCTGCTGGTGTTGGTTATAAAGAGAAACCAAAAATTACTATTAGTGGTGGCAATGGAAAGGGTTGTGCTTTAGATTGCAATTTAGTAAGTTCAAGACTTAGATTTGGATTTAAAGCAGATATTAATGTTAATTCTGTAGATAATACTATAACTTTTCTAGAAAATGTATTATTTGAAAATGGTGAAGAAATTATTTACGATTCAAATACTAACAATGATGTGCCTGGATTAGTTAATGGATCTCGCTATTTTATTGGGTTTGTAACCCCCACAAAATTAAAAATTTATAATACACAACAAGATGCACTAAATTCAACTAATGTCATTGATATAACCGGAACAAGTTCTGGATTCCACTACTTCAGTAGTTTAAAAAATAAAAATACAATTACCGAAGTATATGTTAAAGATCCTGGTGAAGGATACTCCAATAGAACTATTAAAGTCCCATCAATATTATCCGCTGATAACAGGACACTGGGAATTAATACATTTGATTCATATTTTTTTGCTAGAAAACACGGATTCTTAGATGGAGAACTTGTACAATATTCCACTACAGGAACAGTTATTTCTGGATTATCAACTTCTATCTACTATTATGTCGGGGTTATTGATGACAATAAATTTAGATTGGCTCCAGCTGGGATTGGAACGACACAAACCAATGTACTTTTTCTTGAAAAAAGATTCGTAAAGTTTAATAATCTGGGAGTAGGTACTCATAGTGTATCTTATCCACCAATTAAAATATCTGTTGAAACAATCTCTGCAATTGGATCGACCACAATTATAAAACCTATACTTGAGCCTTTGGTATTGGGTAGTATAAACGATGTTTATGTTGAAGATGGTGGAGTTGGATTTGGTTGTACAGATATTATCAACTTTCATCGTAGACCAAATGTTGGAATCTCTAGCATAAAATCGGAAGCAATACTACAACCTATCATTATTAATGGTAATATTGTTGATGTTAAAATTATTAATAAAGGCAGAGGATATAGAAAAGACTCTGATATTATTATTTCTGGAAAGGGATCTTTTGCAGAAATTGATCCTATTATTGATTCTAACGGTAGATTATCCGCTGTTAATATCTTAAGAGGTGGCATAGGATATGGTGTATCTACTACTCAACTTACATTACAAAATAGAGGATTAGATGCTAAATTTTTGGCAAATGTAACAGAATGGAAAATAAATCAAGTTGTAAAATTAAAAAATCAAATTTCCGTTAATGATGATGGAGTTTTATATCCAAATAAAAATGTAAACTTAGGACTTCAATTCGTTAATTTTTATATTCCTAAAAAACTTAGATATCAACTTTCTGATAATTTTACAGAAACCGATAAAGAAACTTCTGGAACATTAATACACTCTCCTATTTTAGGATTTGCTTATGATGGAAATCCAATTTATGGTCCATATGGATTTAATTCTACTTTAGGTGGATTTGTAAGACAAATGAAATCAAGTTATATATTAAATTTGAATACAAACGAATCATTGAGACCACCTTTATTTGAACCCGGATACTTTGTTAATGATTTTACTTACAATGGATCTGGCGATCTGGATGAAAATAATGGAAGATTTTGCATAACCCCACAATACCCTGATGGAACGTATGCTTATTTTTATTCAATAAGTGTAGATGCTGCAAAAAGATCTACTCCATCGTATCCCTATGTAGTTGCGAATAGTTTTTATAATACTCCTGTAGAGGAGAATTTTTTACCAAAATATAATCAAGATTTAAATATTTTTACGAATGACCTAACCAGAAATATTGCACCATATTATTTGGATAAACAAAATTCATTTTATAATTTAATTGATAAAGTTGTAGATGAATATAAACAAGAGTTCAGGATATTGGACATACAATCATCAGTTATTGATGATGTTGTAATATTTTCTGCAGGCCAAGATTATAAAGTTGAAGATGATATTATCCTCAATAATGAAAATACTTTCGGAAATGGTGCAAATCTTGTAATATCCGAGATAGAAGGAAAAAAAATAAGCGGCCTTACAATATTAAAAAATAAGTTAGATAATGTTTCATTTGTAATAAGATCTAATAACATAACTGGGGTCGTGGATTATCCACATCAAATCAGAAATAATGAAGTAGTTTCTATTTCTGGAATTTCAACTATTACCTCAAGTGGTTTGTCTGGACGAAGATCTGTCAAAGTTACTCAAAAATCGGTTCAATTATTAAAGAATATTGATGTAGTAGCTAATACGGGAATTTCTACAATTATTTTTGTAAAGGATGTCAGTGGATTTAGAGTTAATGATACCGTAGCAATTGGTACAGAAAAATTATTAATTACTCGTATTTCTCCCGAAAGATCAGGATTTTATGTTAATCGTATTGAAAATACCGGCATTCATACTGCAGGCCTCGATACGGTGGATTTATTGCCAAAAAGATTTGAACTGAACTTAAAAGAACCACTTTCCGATTACACTTTTGAAAATACAGTTACTTTTTTTGATCCAAAAGAATCTGTTGGAACAGGCACAGCCGGAGTAAGTAGAAATGTCGTTGGTCTTGGAACTTCTTCTTTTGTTTCAATATTTTTACCAAGTAAAAGTATTTACATACCAGGGCATAGCTTTTTTACTGGTCAAGAATTAATTTATAATTGTGGATTAGGTGGAACATCTTTATATGTTAATAATGTAGGATCTGGACAATCGTTTAGTTTACAACAAAATCAAAAAGTTTATGCAGTTAATCTAGGTAAAAATTATGTTGGATTATCAACCTTAGGATTCACTACTTCATCAGGGATAGGAACAAATTTAAACTCCTTAGAATTCTGGCCCTTAACAGAGGCCTTTGGTGTAGTTGGATCCGCTCATTCGTTAAGTACAACAAATAAGAAAATAACCGGTACAATTATAACATCTAGTGGAATTGTTACAACAAATGTTAGTCATGGATTAGTGACTGGAGATGAGGTATCAATTTCGCTTTCCAGCTCTATCGAAAATGAAATCAAAATTAAATTTGACCAAATTAATAGAAAATTATTAGTAAATGAAATATCATTTTCTGATAGCAATGTTTCAATCTCAAATAATACTATTAATTTATCTAGTTATGTTAATGAAATAAAAAATGGAGATAAAGTTACATATTTTGCTTCCACACCTATAGGAGGCCTGGCTAATGGTGCAACGTATTATGTACTGAAAGAAGATGATGACAAAATAAAATTATGTTTATATGAAAGTGACACAAAAACTAATTCCGGATCTCAAAAAAATGTTATAGACTTTACAACTGTTGGATCCGCATCACAAACTCTCTACTTCGTAAATCCACCATTAAAATTTATAAAAGGTGATAAAATTAAATTTAATTTATCTGATCCAAGTTTATTGAATATGGATATTAAATTTTATTCTGATACTTTTTATTCGAAACGATTGGATATTATTGGAAATAATATTAATGGATTTGCAATAGTCAATTCAGGAACTCCAGGAACTAATGATGCTTATGTAACATTGGACACGTCTAATAAAAATTTTCCAACTATTTTATATTATAATTTAATATTTAAGAGTCCAATTGAAGAAAGTAAAACTCAATTAAGTTCAGATTATTCTGTTCCTGGGAATAATCAAATAATTGTAAGAAATCATCCTTTGAACAGAAAAGTTGGAATTACCACAATATCAAATACTGAATTTACTTTTTTGCTAGATACAAAATTTTCATTTAATGAATTGACTTCTGTTTTATCATCTAATTCATCATACAAAACTACTTCAACTTCAGCTATTGGTCCAATTTCTAACGTTAAAATAAACTTTGCTGGCAGAGGATATAAAAAACTACCATTCATTCAAAAAATTGATACAAAACTTGGAAAAAATGCTATTTTAAAATTAAAGTCTGAAAAAATAGGCAGAGTAGAATCATACGAAAGAGTTAAAGATGGATTTGATTATCCAACAGATCCAACGTTATCCCCTAGACTTAGTGTTCCTGTTATTTGTGGAATAAAAGATATACGAACAATATCCAATATTGGAATAATTACTGGAGGAAGAAACTATAATGGTCCACCAGAATTATTAGTCAAGGACGATCCTAGTATTAAATTATCTTGTTCTGTAACTGGTGGAGCTATCTCTAAAGTTAATATTATTAATAATTCAACATCTCTCTCGTCACCATTAGAAATAATTCCTATTAGAAATTCTAATGGATATGAAATTGATAACATTACATATGCTGGTAATTTTGTAACTTTAGAATTAAATAATACTCCAGGACTGAATCCATTCGTAACCATTGGTTACGGTAATACATTAGTAGCATATCCTTTTGCTGTGGGAGATAAAATTTTTATTGAAAATTGTAGATTAACTTCAAGCACAAGAGATAAAGCCAATTTCAATTCCTCTTCATATAATTATAGATTTTTTACCGTAACAGGTATCAGTTCTCTAAACAATACTGTTACATACAGTATGAGTGGTATCTCGACCGGTCAATTCGGAACATATAATGATGAATTTAATTTGGGAACAGTTATTAATCAAAAAGATTTACCGGTTTTCCAAATGAATTTAGCTGATGATGTTAGTTATCAATCTTCGGAAAAAGTAATCAGTTCTGATTTTACAGCTACTGTTATGGAAAACGGTTGGGACAATAATTTAAACCAACTGAGAATGAACGATGGATATGGTACTCTTCAGGTTGGTGACTATTTGTATGGGGAGAGATCTAAAATTAATGGTAAAGTAGATTATTTTGATACTTTTGATCTAAAATCAACACTTGGAGTTTTTAGAGATAAAGTGGCTTCAGTGGATAGTTCTGTAGGAATATTGAATGATTTCCAACAGAGAATCTCGGATAATTTTTATTATCAAAAATTCTCATACTCACTTAAAAGTGATATATCATATGATAAATGGAGAGAATCTGTTAGATCTATTGTCCACCCATCTGGATTTAAAGAATTTTCAGATCTTGTAATTTATACAAATCCAACTAACATTGGATATGCAAAATCTACAAATATGAGGGTAAAACTTAAGGGTTCCGATTCTACATTATCAATAAATGTTGACAATGAAGTTTCAATGTATGATAAATTTAATTTTGCAAAAGTTTATGAAGACCAAACCTTGGATGATGGATCTGTCGAATCTGTTTATTTTACTGAAGGTATAAATTTAAGACCATTTATTATTAATAAAACTAATAAAGTTTTGAGAATTGATGACATTAGTGAGCAATTTAATGGAAGTTCATTACAAAATTTAGATGGCAGATATGCCGATGCTTCCGATTTAATTGATTTAAATAAGGAATTCATTCAAGCTGAGGTGGTAGCATTTGTAGAATTTAATTATCCCGATATTGTATTAAGTTCAACTTATAGTGCAGAAAAATGCAAACGAGATGTTGGATATATTGTTGACGCAGTTTCTCATGATATAAAATATAATTCAAATGATAAATCCGTTGAGGCTGGTCTTGCGTATTGGAACGCCGGAGCTTCTTATGTTGTTAATGAAACTGAACAAACTTTATTTGCTTATAATTATGTTAAATTCTTAGGACAATATGTAATTAATAATCAAACTCCACCTACTCTATATCAATCATTAGTGCCTCAGGAATTTGATTTTGAGATCATACAAGATCCATTGAATCTAAGCGTAATTGGTCTTAAAAATGCAAGAAATCTAATAGTATCCAACAGAAGAGAAATACAAGATAAATCTTTAGCTTCCGTTGCAGTAGGATTTCCAGACTTTTATTTCCCCCCAGATCCACAAACTACATTTAGATCAAGATATGCAGATGGTTATAGATTGATACAACAAAATAGACAAGAAATTGTTGATACTTCTTGGAATGATACGGTCAGTATTTATCCTGGAATTTCTACAACTCAAAATAAGTGTAAACGTGATATCGGGTATTTTATTGATGCTATTTCAATAGATGTATTTTTAGGAGGAAACTCTTACACTAAACAATTTATTTTACAATACTTCAACCAGGGATCACCAATTCCAAATGGTTTGGCTGGTGAAGAAGCGCAATCTATTTTTGCTTTTGTTGCAGCTCGCAACTTAATGAGATCTGCCGTGAGAAATGGACTTACAATACAAGATCTAACTGTAACACCTGGCCCTCCAGTGTATGGTATTGGAGCTATAGTAGGAGTTACCTCTACAGCAGCATGTACTGATGTCCAAAATAATATTTCAACCCTTGTTGGAATAGTTACTGCGTCTATTTCTATAGGATCTACAAGCAATTTACCGGCAACTAATGTTGGCACATACACTAGTGGCCAATCAAAATGTTTTAGAGACCTTGGATATATTATTGATGGAGTTGCTCAGGATATATCTTATGGAACTAATCAACATACTCTTTATAATACTAAAAAATATTTTACTGGAGCAGGGGTTCCCTTAAATTCTGGGTTAGTTGGCGAAGAATCCGAATCAATTTATGCTTTTGAAACGGCTAAATCATTAATGAAGAAGGCAATTACAAATCAATTAAATGTCAAAAATTTAACCATTGCTGTAGATCCAATAACTGGATTTAATACTGATCCAAATTCATACGCAGGCATTCAAACAAACATTAATACTCTAGTTGGAATATTGACAGTTGCAATAGGAAATAGTAGTTTGGCCGGTATACCAACAGAAAATTATGGCACTGCAGACTGTGCAGATGTCAGAACTTCGTTAGGTAATTATGTTGGAATTATTACTACAATTATTGGACTTGGGCCTAGTTTTGCACCAATAGTAGTTCTCCCATCAATATCTAGAGGTGGCGGTATTGTTGGAGTATCATCATTTAAACTAAAAAATAAAGGAACTTCATTATTCAGTCACACCATAGTTTCTTCTGCAAGCACTTATATTGATTTGGAATCGAATAAATTTATTATTCCAAACCATAATTTCCAAACAGGACACGAATTAATTTATGAATATTCTGGTGGAAATCCAATAGGAATAGCAACGACTTCGTATATTTTAGGAAATAAAACGGAAGTTATGGTAGTTGGCAATATTAATGGAACCGCTATTTTACAACAGGGATACGATGTATCAATATCTACTAGTATAACTGGAATTTCAACTGTTCTTTCGCCAGTTGGACCATCTTTAAAACAATATACTCAAGTTATTGGTGTTGGAACTACTTCTGGCGTAAATGCAACTTTTAATGTTTTAATCACATACTCACCATCTACAGGACAACCATTATCAACTTCTATTACTTTGAAGTCTGGCGGCACTGGATATAAAGTTGGCCAAATAGTTTCTATAGCCGGAACTTACATGGGTGGGTCAACTCCGGCTAATAATTTAAGCTTTGTTGTTTCTAATACGGGGCCAAGTGGAATACAAACGCAAGCAAATAATACCTATACAAATGTTCCATCAACAGATTTAAGTGGTGCTCTATTTAATGTTACTAGAAATGATTCTGGCGGATATGTTTCTAATGTACAAGTAACAAATCCAGCAGCTGGATATGCTTCTACTTCTATTATTTCTATAGCAGGAACTTACATCGGAGGATCAACAAATGATTTTATTACATTTACTCCGTTAGAACTAGGCGCCTCAAAACTTCCAGAATCTTTATTTGTATATAAGTTAAATGATAACGAATTTAAAGTTTTTGGTCTCTCAACTAGTTCTAGATTTTTAGATTTTACTGGATTTGGCACTGGTTATCATACTTTAAGTCATAAAGATCCAAATGCAAGTGTAATAATAACACTAGATGGAGTTATACAAACAGCCATCAGAAGAAAATCTTTATCAGTGAGCTTAGCTTCTAATGTTTCAACCGCTAATACAACTATACTTAATGTCTCTAGTGGAATATCTTCTCTTAATACATATGATATTTTAAATTTAAATAACGAATTTATCTTAGTTAAAAGTATTGGAATATCTTCCAGCAATTCCATTTTTGTTGAAAGGGGATATTTGGGAACAACTGCAGGAGTTCATACGGTAGGGGTCTCTGCAACTGTATTGACTGGAGATTTTAATATTGTTAAAGATACAATATTCTTTACTACTGCTCCATATGGTAAAATTGGACCAGCCGGACTGTCCACTGGATCTATTTTTGGAGGAAGAGTTTTTTCAAGACAATTTAATGCTGCTACACCACAAGATAAAAATATATTGCTTGATGACATATCCCTATCATTTACGGGAATTGCGGCAACAGAGTTTACCATAAAATCAAACGGACAGAATACAACTACTCTTTTTAATAATATTAACAGTGGATCAAATATCAACAATAATCCTTTTATTTTAATAAATAATGTTCCACAAGTTCCGCAATCAGACTTTACAATTGATAATGACTCTCAAAATGTTTTAAAGTTTTTATCAGGCACTCCATCATCAGGCAGAATTTCAAAAGTAGCTATTACAACCGGATTTGGATATCAACCTAGAATTGGAGCAGCGGCTACAGTTGTAGTTTCTGCATCTGGTACTATTTCATCTATTGTTATAGCTCAAGGTGGACTTGGATATAGACAATCTCCATCAGTCAGTATATCTTCAACCATTGGATTTGGGGCTAGCATTACTGCTACTGTTGGAGTTTCGGGAACTATTACTGGTTTTATTATTGTTAATCCCGGCACTGGATATACAAGATCATCCATACCTAAAATCAATGTAGGTATTCCAACAGGGTATAGTAATTTACCAGTAGTTTATACTGGAGGTACATCTGGAGTTGGCCAAAAAGCTAAAATAACTGTGGAAGTTGGTTCCGGATCAAGTATTATCGACTTTAAGATCGATAGTCCTGGAATTGGTTATAAAGTTGGTGATAAGTTAAAGGTAGTTGGAATTGCCACAAATATCAATATGAGAAATGATATATTAACTATTAATAATGTTTTATATGATAATACAACGGGAGTTACCACAATAAGAACATTACAAAGTCATTTATTAAAAGTTGGTGACAGTATTAGATTGTCTGGAATTGCACTTACTTGTGGATATGATGAAGTGGGAATTCGCACATTCTCATACGATAATGTTACCGGAATTTCTACAATTGTTACTTATTCTCCTCATGGATTATTGAGAACTGATGTTCCAAATAATGAAACTAGTGATGAAGTATTTTTATATAATTTACCTTTTATTTGTCCATCATATACAACAAATGCTGCAGTTAATATTAGTAATGTTGTTTATAATCATATAGCTGGTATCGCTACAATTACAACATCCTCTGATCATGGTGCGGTTACCGGAAAACAAGTAAAACTGGCTGGAATTGCATTCTCTTGTGCTGCACATAGTGCAACAGGAATTGCAACTTATAATATTACCAATTTTGTCTATACTAATTCTACCGGTATAACAACGATTACACTTGACGCAAATCATGAATTAATACCAGGGGAATATGTTCAACTTTCTGATATTATTCTTTCTTGTCCATCAGAAGCTATCGGATATTCAACCACCAAGTTCCCATACTCAGCTGGTATAGGAACCTTGGGCAATTCTTATCCGAATAGTAGTCCAAATACCCTTGGGGGAACTTTCAATGTGTTCAGAGTTCTTGTAGGAACCTCTGGCACAACAATTGTATTCTATGCAGGAATTTCTACTGTTGCACATACTTATAGTTCGGGTGGCACAGCAACAGTGGGTATTACGTCTACAATATTCCCATATCCAGGATCTAGTCCTACTGCTGTAAGTGGAACATTTGATGTATTTAAAGTTAACTCAGTTTTAAGTAATACACAATTCACAATTATAGCCGGAGTTTCTAGTATTGCACATACTTATGTTTCTGGTGGGACAGCTCAATCAGGTGTAACAACTACAATATTCCCGGATGGCACAAGCACTTATGGAAAAGTATTCCCAGTTCTCACATCTTTAGGATCTACGAGTTTTACAATAAACTCTGGAATTTCTACAATTCCACATACATTTGTTGGTTGGCCAGAAATAGGAATCACCACATTTAAATATACTAATACAACAGGTATTGCAACAGCAACCACCTCAAGTAATCACAACTATTTAATTGGAGATAAAGTTACTTTAGAAGATCTTTCTCTTACCTGTCCTGGATATGTTCAAAATCCAATTGTAAATATTACAAATCTCATCTACGATAAAGTATCTGGAATAGCAACAATCACTACCGCAAGTAATCACTTAGCTATTACAGGAAAGCAAATCAAGTTAGCTGGAATCGCTCTCACCTGTCCTAGTGGATCTGGTATTACATCTACAATATTCCCGTATCCAGGATCTAGTCAAAATACATTGAGTAATTGGGATATTTTTAAAGTCAATTCTGTTTTAAGTCAGACGCAATTTACAATCAATGTGGGAGTTTCCAGTATTACACATACTTATGTTTCTGGTGGCACAGCTCAAGCTGGTATTACATCTACAATATTCCCGTATCCAGGATCCTCCATTTATGGATATACATTTACTGTTATTGGTATAACTACAAATACTTTTACATTTAATGCGGGTATTTCTACAATCGTTCATGATTACGTAAGTGGTGGAAAAACCAAAAAAGCTGCAACTGTTCAAAGAGTTCTTAGATATACCGATGATAGTTCTGATGGTGCTTATGATTTCCAAGTAACTGGAATTCCTGATACCGTTGGCCTTGGATCAACAAATGTATTCACTATACTATCTGGAATCACAACCATTCCTCATTTTTATACGCAAAGCGGCATAGTTTCATTCAGACAACCAGAAGATCTCATTCTAACAGTACAAGAAATTCAAACTGATAAGTTTAGTGGTTTTTATCCAGGACAATTTATCATATTCGATGATATTTCCGAAAACTTTAATGGATTTAGAAAGAAATTTACTTTGAGTGCGATGATTAATGGTGTTAAACAAGTTTTAAGTTTAAAAACTCCAGTTGGGTCAGATTTGGATATTACAAATAATATCTTTATCTACATTAATAATGTAATACAAAATCCTCTAGATTCTTATACATTCCAAGGAAGTAGAGTAATTTTTAAGGAAGCACCCAGAAAAAACTCTAAATGTAGTATTCTTTATTACAGAGGCTCATCAATTGATGTTGAAGAAATAGAACCACCAAAAACTATAAAAGTTGGCGATTCATTAGTAATTCAAGAAAATCGTGATGATCTTTATGACATTTCTCAATTTGAAAGAACAGTCAAAAAAATAGTATCATCAGATCAATTGGATACATTTACTTATGGCAGCATAGGAATTATTACAGATTCCAGTAAAGAAAGACCATTGACATGGAAAAAACAAAAACAAGATAAAATTATAACAGGATCATTATTTGCAAAATCTAGACCGAATCTACAAAGCAACATAAGACCAAATGCTACTATAATAAAAAGTATATCTCCGGAAGATACTTCAATTTATGTTGATAATGCTTTTCCAATTTTTGCTGGAACTGATAACTTGGTTGAAGATTTAAGAAATTTATTCATAGTTGAAAATAGAACTACTGAAGCAGCAGAAGCTACGTCTACAGTTTCAGTAGCATCTACAATTTCTTCAATAACAGTAACTTCTCCTGGAGTTGGATATGCATATACTACTTCTCCATATGTTAATATATCCCTTTCTGCTATTTCAATTAAAGATCCCATATATGAATGGAATACTGTTACTGGTATTTCTGGACTATCTACAACTTCACAACTAAATTCGTTAAGTTTTGGAGAAAGAATTATTTCTGTCGGAAATAGCTCTTTATATGTTATTAGTGCAGATGGTTCTGAATGGGAAGTTGGAAATATTGGACTGGGATCAACAACTAATTTTAATTCTGTATATTCGGCATCTGTTGGATATGGTAATTCTAATACAATACTAGCTGTTGGATCTTTTGGAAAAATTGGAAAAGCGACTGGATATGCTACTACTATTTCAAGTTGGACACAATTAAATCTTGTAGAAGAATTATCTATTCCTGGATATGGAGCATTATTGCAACAATCTAGTTCATATAACGGAACGTTAAAAGAAATTGTATATAATCCATTACCAAATACATGGGTAACTGTTGGAACCGCTGGATCTATATTTGTTGGTTCAGGAATACATACTAATACTTTTGTTAACAGATATTCTAGAACAATTAAAGATTTAAATAGTATCGCATTTGGTAATGGATATTTCGTTGCAGTTGGTAATGACGGAACTATATTAACATCAAATACTGGATTGTTCTGGGAACTAGAACCATCTCCAACTAGTAATAATTTAAATAAAGTTACTTTTGATGGAAGTAATTTTATTATTGCTGCAAATAATGGAGCTATATTAAAATCTATTAGTAGAAGTTCGTATGAATTTATAACAACTAATTTGTATGGATTAACAAATTTTGTAAATATTAAATATAATTATGGTTTTTACGTTGCTATTACATCTAGTGGGGATTTATACTACTCATTTAATCTATCTACATGGGTTATTAGGAATTATGTGGGAACTAATAACATAAAAGATTTATCATTTGAGGAATCTCTTGGCACAAATGGAAAATATATTGCAGTTGGTGCAGCTTCGACTGTAATATATGCTGAACCTGTTTTCCATAGGGCTGTAGCACAATCATCAGTAACTTCTGGATTAGTAACTTCAATCGTTATTATAGATGGTGGATTTGGATACTTGCAAAATTCTCCACCTGCAGTAATGATTGAACCAGATGTGTTTAGATCTGAAACTATTAAATCTTTTAAGGCAGTAGGTGACCATGGAATAATTATTGGAATAAACACATTTATTTCTGGAACTCCTGGCATAGGAACAACCTCACCAAAAATAGAATTTGTCTTACAGTCTGAAACTTATGATAATAATACTTTAGGAATCGGATATTCATCTCTTAATACATTTGGAATTTCTAATAGTCAATTACAAAAAGGTGATTATTTTGTAATTACTGATAGTAATGTTTCCACTGGAGGTGATTTGGTAGGAATAACAACTTTACTTGGCGGAATGAGTAATTATCCAAATTCAAGAATTGGAACTGCAAAAAGTTTTATAGATGGAGTTTATATTGCAGACAATGTAACAACTCCAAATCTGGGCATAGTGACGGTAACATGTCATTTTGCTCCTATGGTAGATAACTATGTTAAAGTTTATAAAAGAGGTCCAAATAATACTGGTGTCGGAACTAATAATTTTTATGGAAGATATAGTTGGGGTAAAATATATGACTACCAAAATAGAGCTTTGTCTTTAACCGGAGCAGAATCTTTTGAAACTTATACAAATAATGGATTGGTTGGATTAAGTACCTCTGCTAAGATCTTTAGAACAAGAGGACTATTAAGTAACTAAATAAAGAAAAGTATATTTATAAAATGCCCGCAATTATATCAGATCAATTTAGAATTCTAAATGCAGAAACTTTTGCAAAGAGTGTTTCTGGCGCTGGGAATACTGATAGTAAATATTATACTTTTATTGGCCTTCCTAACGCATTAAATCCGGCTACTGGTGGAACACCAAATTGGATTGCTAATACACCATCTCCTTTGGATGGTTTTCAAGAGGAAAACCAGATAAAAGAAAGTATTATTGCAATGAAACAAATAACAAATCAAGATGTTAGGAGATTAATTAGAAAAACACCTTGGGTTGCCGGCAATACCTATGAAATGTATAGGCATGATTATAATGTTTACAACCCTTCACCAGTTTCAAATTCAACTTCTCTATATGAATCAAATTATTACGCAATTAATGATGACTTAAGAGTTTATATTTGTCTCCAAAATGGCACGGATCCTGAAAATCCTAAGGGCAGACCATCATATGATCAACCAACTTTTATTGATTTGGAGCCCAGATCTGCGGGCGCTAGTGGAGACGGATATATTTGGAAATATCTTTACACCATTAAACCTTCGGAAATTGTTAAATTTGATTCTATTGAGTATATTCCAGTTCCTGAAGATTGGGGAGTAGTTGGAGAAAGTGTTGCAACAAAAAATAATTCTATTGATGGAAAAATAGAAGTAATTCTTGTCACAAACAGGGGTTCAAATTATCAACCAATCTCAACTTCTTTTTCGAATGTTCCAATATTGGGTGATGGTTCTGGAGGTAAAGCTACAATTACAATCGATTCTTTTGGAAAAATATCTGAGGTATTCGTCACTGAAGGTGGGAAAGACTATACATATGGCACCATTCAATTTTATCCAGGAGCTCCAGAATCAAATATTAATGGCCCATTAGGTCAGTTAAGTAATACTGGAATTGGTACAACTTCTGTAGCAACTTTTCAAGTAATTATCCCCCCGAAAGGTGGACATGGATATGATATATACAGAGAACTGGGTGCATATCGTGTTTTGTTATATTCTAGATTTGAAACATTAGACAGTAATCCGGATATTATTCTTGGAAACGATTTCGCTAGAGTAGGAGTGATAAAAAATCCAACCGTTGTTGGCAGTAATGTCCAAGTATTAAATACTTCTCTAGTAAGTGGATTGCAGGCTTTAAAATTATCTGGAATTACTACTAACACAACTTATGCAATAGATTCAAAAATTACTCAAACAGTTGGATTTGGGTCAACTGCAATAGGATTTGTTGCATCATGGGATCCAATAACAGGGGTTCTTAAATACTATCAATCAACGGGACTAGCTTCAAGTGAAACTGCATTTAGAATAATTCCTTTCACATCAAATCCAGACATTGGTTATGGAGTTACAATAAACGGATCTTCAATTATTGGACCAGCTTTATCAATCAATACCAATTTTAACGGTATAACGACCACAATAAATAATAGAATATATCAGTTAGGTCTTGATTTTGTTTCAGGTATATCCTCTGCAGAATATAATAAAAAGTCTGGTGAAATTATCTACATAGATAATAGGCAGCCAATTCCCAGATCTTCTAGCCAAAAAGAAGATATTAAAGTCATACTGGAGTTTTAACTTAACATGGCACAAAATACTAATTTAAATGCATCGCCATACTTTGATGATTTTGATGTAACTAAGGGTTATCAAAGAGTATTATTCAAACCCGGAACTCCAATACAGGCCAGAGAATTAACAACGTCACAATCAATACTGCAAAATCAAATTGAAAAATTTGGCAAACATTTTTTTAAAGAAGGGTCTGTAGTCATACCTGGGAGTATTGCGTATGATCCCGAATATTCTTGTGTCCAAATAGATCCAACTCACTTAGGAATTTCAGTTTCTTTTTATATCGACAAGTTAGTTGGAAAATTAATAAAAGGAGAAACTAGTGGGGTAATTGCGAAAGTAGAAAGTTATATTACAAATACTCAATCTGAAAATGATAATTATACTCTTTATATAAAATATCAAAGTTCAAGTGATACTAATTTTTCATCAAACACATTTGTTGATGGAGAAAATTTAATTTCTTTAGAAAATATTGACTATACGACGGCAGTTATACTTGAAAACTCATCATTTGCAACATCAATAGTAACAGGATCGGTAGAAACTGGTTCGGCTGCAAAAATTGATCAAGGTGTTTATTTTATTAGAGGTTTTTTTATTGATGTTTATGCACAAACAGTAATTCTTGATCAATATTCAAATTTACCTTCGTATCGAATTGGTTTAAATATTTTAGAAGAACTTTCTGTAGCGTCTCAATCAAATCCAGATCTTTATGACAATGCTAGGGGATTTTCAAATTTTGCAGCCCCAGGAGCGGATAGATTAAAAATTACAGCAACATTGGGTAAAAAATCTTTAGATGATTTTAATGATGAAAATTTTGTTGAATTGATGCGAGTTGAAAACGGCATCTTAAAAAAATTTACAAAAAAAGAAGATCCAAATCTTATAACGGATGAATTAGCTAGAAGAACATATGATGAATCCGGTGATTATTATGTAAAACCATATTCGGTTATAGCTAAAGAATCTTTAAATAATAAAATAGGTAATAATGGAGTTTTCCAATATAATCAACTAACTAAACAAGGAAACACTCCGTCAGATGACTTATTAACCCTTCAAATATCTCCAGGAAAAGCATATGTCAGAGGCTATGAAGTAGAAACTTTAAATACTATTAATTTTGATTTAGCAAAACCAAGAACCACAGCATCAGTTAAAAATATCACTTTACCTTTTAGTTTAGGGAATCAACTTGAGATTAATAATGTTTTTGGTGGAGTAAAAGTTGGATTTGGAGCGACTAGTCAAGTTAAACTATATTCTCAACGAACATCTACACCCGGAACTGCGTCTGGAATTGAAGTTGGAATTGCAAGGGTTTATGATTTGAAGTTAAAAAATACACAATACTCAAATGCTACGACTATTTTTGAAGGATCGGTATATGATGTCCAAACTTATACCTATTTAACTATCAATTCTACAATTACTCTAAATCTTCCTGCGTTCATTGAAGGTAAAAATAGTTCTGCTTCTGGATATTTAGCTAAAGTAGCAACAAATACCGATCAACTTATTTTATATCAAGTATCTGGAACTTTTTTACAAGATGAATCATTATTGGTTAATGAAGTAGAAATTTCAAGAACTGTAACTAATATACGAGATTATTCATTATCAGATGTTAGACAAGTTGTAAGTCTTGATGGAACTTCTTTTACTGGAGATTTGTTATTAAGTCAACCATTACTTTTATCCCCGCAGGGAACAACTTTTAGTATTTCTACTGCCTCATCTGGAATTAGTACGATTTCAGCTTCTACTTCTATTTTTGGAATAGGTATCAAAACCGGAGATATTATCTCTTATACTAAATCCGGTCAAACAGTTCCAACATACAATATAGTTTCTGAAGTTAATACTGCTGGCAAAAGAATAATTGTTAAACCCACAACTTCAGTTAGTGGAGTTTGTGATGGAACTCTATCAATTTCTTCTATAACTTCTACAGATGTATTTAAGGTTATCCCAGTATTAACTAATACTAAAGAATCATTTTTATTTACTGAATACGAAAATACGGATATTGCGTCGGTTGATTTAACAAGTGGTGAAATTATATTTAGAAAATCTTATGACGTAACGGTATCTTCAAATGCACTTACTGCTACTTTAGAATCTGGAACAGATGTTACATTAGTTCCATTTGATGAGGAAGACTATACTTTAGTTTATTCTAATGGAACTAATGAACCATTAACTAGTTCTAAATTTTCAATTAGTGCTGGAAGAACTATAAACCTAGTTCAATTAACTGCAAATGGGCCAGCAACATTAACTGCAACTTTGAAAAAAACAGGTTTAAAATCAAGAAAAAAATTCTATAATAGATCAACAGTTTTAAATATTACTAGATCAGCAAATTCATCATCCGGAATAACAAGTACAACTTTGGCCGATGGATTAACTTATAGTTCAATTTATGGAACTAGAGTCCAAGATAAAAATATTTCATTACAAGTTGCAGATGTTAGTTTTGTTATGGGTATATTTGAATCTTCAGATTCAAATCAAGCGGACCTTCCAAAATTAGAATTATCTAATTTGAATGGTAATATTCTCAATTCTAAACGAGGAGAAATGATATATGGTGAATCTAGTCAAGCTATGGCTGTATTAGTTGAAAATAATGGATCAAATACCATCGAAATCGTTTATGTCAATGAAAATTCTTTTGTTGCAGATGAAAAAATTATTTTTGTTGAATCAAATTTAACCGCTAATGTTGTCAAATTTATTGAGGGAGATAGAAATATAATCAATGACTTTATTATTGATTATGGACAAGAACGTGAAATTGCAAATTATGCATATATCACTAGAAAAGAGGGAATCATAGCCCCAACTAAAAAATTAAAAATTATATATCATAACTACGTAATTGATCCAGCAGATACTGGTGATTTTGTAACAGTAACTTCGTATGATAAAGAAAGATTTTCTAATGATTTGCCTTATATTGATACCTACAGAGCAAATGATATTATTGATGTAAGGCCCAGAGTTTCACCATATGATCAAGCAACCAATATTTATTCTCCATTTGAATATGCGGCAAGAACATACTCAGCATCAACAAACTCAAGCCAATTTAATATAGCAAAGGATAAAAATATCATAGTTTCTTATGATTATTATCTGGGAAGAATCGATAAACTATATTTAAATAAATTTGGAGAATTTTTTGTAAGTAGTGGTGTGCCATCATTAAAGCCACAAAATCCTAAAGATATTGAAACAGCATTAGAAGTGGCTACAATTTTAATGCCTCCATATGTTTACAATTCTAACGATGTAAAAGTTCAATTATCTACGCATAAACGTTATAGAATGCAAGACATTGCAAGACTTGAGGATAGGCTGAAAAATGTAGAATACTACACTTCGTTATCTTTATTAGAGAGTGACACTAAAAATTTAACTTTAAAGGATGGTCAAACCGGATTAGATAGATTTAAGACCGGATTCTTTGTTGATAATTTTAAATCAGATTTTGCAGGTTCTTTAGGAAATCCAAATCATAAATGCAGTATTGATACCCTAGAAGGACATTTGAGACCACAACACTACACAACTTCGATTGACCTTTTACTTGGATCTGAAGCTGTAGTTGGCGCAGCAAATACATCTAACCCAGATGCAGATTTGAGATTTGTTAAAGACTTGGGAAATCCAAATACAGTAAAAGTTGGAGATGTAGTCTGTTTAAAATATACAGATAAACAATGGTTGCAAAATAAGTTTGCAACTAGAATTGTAAACGTAAATCCTTTTAATGTTGTTAATTGGATTGGTGCAATTGAATTAAATCCTGCTACTGATACTTGGATTGAAACAAAGGGAACCAAAAAAACAGTTGACCAGGAAGGAACCTATAATACAACTATTCAACAATTAGGGGTTGATACAAACACTGGATTATCACCTATTACGTGGGGAGCTTGGGAAACTACTTGGACTGGAACCGTAGAAACAGGTAGAAAAAATATGGGTTCCATTTATATTGGAACTAAAGAAACTGGTAGAACTAGTTGGAGAGGCGGATATCAAAAAGGTAGAGGTATTCCAGAATGGACAAAGATTGATTATCAAGATCAATATACTGATTTTGCTAATGTAACTACTTTAACAACTACTAAACAATCTAGGCAGGGAATTCAATATAAAGTAAGCGAACAATTTGATTATGTGAATTTGGGAACTAAGGTAGTGTCTACTGAAGTTATTCATACTATGAGATCAAGGAATGTTGAGTTTATTGCAAAAAGACTGAAACCAAAAACTCAGATGTATGCATTTTTTGATAATGTTGATATGAATAAATACGCAACACCAAAATTAGTTGAAGTGCAGATGGTTAGTGGTACATTTGCTGTTGGAGAAGCAATACAAGGAACTTCTGGAACTACTGCTGTAAGAGCTAGATTGGCAAAACCAAATCATAAATATGGACCCTACAACAGTCCTACCCAGGTATATACTGAAAATCCTTATATACCTACTGAATCAATACCTTCTTCATATTCTAGCACGTCAACAATATTGAATTTAGACACTGCATCTTTAGAACTGCAATCCTCGGCTGGATATTATGGTTTTATTATTAGCGATATGCAATTAAAAGGTGAGACAAGTGGTGCGATTGCAAAGGTAACAAAAGTCAGATTAGTAACTGATTCTGCCGGAACATTAATAGGATCATTGTTTATTCCTAACGCAACATTACCTTCATCACCTTCTTTTGAAACCGGAACAAAAACATTTACACTTACAACTAGTTCTATTAACACTACAATATCTGGAGCTACAGACAGCACTGCATCAACTAATTTTGTTTCTTCCGGAACCCTTAATAATACAGAAGAAACAACTTTAAGAATTAGAAATGCAAAAGTTGAACAAATTGCTAAAACTGATGAAAGAACTTTAACTTCTGAAAAAACGGAAACTGTTGCTAGTACTTCATTTAAGAATAGAAGTATTACACAACAGCGTTGGGTGGATCCACTTGCACAATCTTTTGAAGTTCCTGACGAAACTGGAATTTTTATAACCAAAGTTGATGTCTTCTTTAAGACAAAAGATACTAAAGGATTACCAATTACAGCACAAATCAGAACTATGCAAACTGGTTTGCCCACTACAGAAATTTTGCCTTTTGGCGAAATAATCTTAGATCCAGTTGATGTTAAAACCTCAGATTCGGGATCTGTTGCTACTACATTTACTTTTCCTTCACCAGTTTATTGTGAAACTGGTAAGTCATATGCAGTAGTTCTTCTTTCGGCGTCTGACGAATATAACGTCTTTATTTCTAGAATGGGTGAAGAAGATGTAACTACTGTAAATAAAGTAGAGTCTGAAAAAATTATTGTATCACAACAACCTTTATTAGGATCTTTGTTTAAATCTCAAAATGGTGCCACATGGGATCCAAGTCAACTTGAAGACCTTAAATTAACAATATATAGAGCAGATTTTTATAAGGGATCTTCTACTGTTAGATTCTATAATCCAGATTTAGATGTTGGTAACAGACAGATAGTTACATTAAAGCCAAATCCACTTGATTGTATTTCCAGATCATTAATAGTTGGACTTGGAAAGAGTTTAACTACTTCTGAAGTTACTGATCTTACTAGTGGAGTTACAATACTTCAAAACAATAACGGAAACTTCAGGGGTAATTTGAAAAGTGTCGTCGGATCAATTGGTATTGGCAGCACGTTATCAGTAACTTCTCCTGGATCTGCATTTACGACTGGATTTAAAACTTATTCAAATGTGAACGTAATAGCGTTAACTGGCAGCGGTGTCGGCGCAAAAGTCAATCTGAGTGTACAAGGTGGAGTTGCAATTGCAGCTACCGTATCTGTTGGTGGCACTGGATATGTTTATGGAGATGCTTTAGAAGTTGATTATAGCCAAACTGATAATTTGGGCAACAACCTGATTCTTTCTATACCAAATAATATTGGGGTAATCTCTGCATTCAATTCTTTACTTATTGACAGAGTTCAAGGAACTCCACAACAAAACTCAACTGATATCTTATTCTATGTTGGCACTGCTGGAACAGTCTCTTTATCAAATGCCAATGTTACGTATATCAAAACTATCTCAGATGGACTTCATTTTAAAGTAAGTCATTATAACCATGGAATGTATGCTACGAATGATAGGGTTGTTCTTTCTGGATTAGAATCAGATCTGAAACCGCAAACATTGAATTCCTCATATACTGCATCTTCAACTGATTCAATTATAGTCAATTCTGTTGGAATCTTTACTAGTTTTGAAAATATTCCGGTATCTTCTTTGAACCCTGGATATATTTTGATTGATACTGAAGTTATTAAATATACTGGAGTTGTAACTTCTACTAATTCTCTAACTGGTATATCTAGAAAAGTAGACGGAACAATTGGTGGATCTTACTCTAGCGGTATTTCTGTTTACAAGTATGAGCTTAATGGAGTTTCTTTGAGAAGGATCAATAAAACTCATAATTTATCAGCTGCAAATCAAACAATTTATCCAAATGATTTGGATTTCTATTATATTAAGGTTGGTATGAATACTGGAGGAACAGATAGAACAACAGGAAACGCAAACGGGTTCCCAGAATTATTCTTCAAGGCAGATAAATCTTGCGGATCTTATGATATTGTTCCTTTAATGGGATCTCCAAAAGGACCAAAAGCAACACAAAATATACCTTTTAATTCATTTTTAACTAATTTCCAAATAATGTTACCTGAGAAAACTAACATTACGGCGAAAGCACGAACATTCTCTGCGTCAACTCCCGACAGTAACTTAATTTCTTTTGTCGATCAGGGGTTTGAAGATATTTCTTTAGTAAAAACTAATGAACTCTCCAGTCCAAGATTGGTAGCATCACAAATCAATGAAAATACATATTTACAAGATTTTCCTGGAAATAAGTCTTTTACAATAGAATTAGAATTAACTAGTCAAGATACTAAAGTGTCTCCAATGATAGATTTGGATAGAACGAATGTAATTACTATTGCAAATAGAATCAATTCAAAAGTTAAAAATTACGCAACTGATGGCAGAGTTAATTCTCTAACTGATGATCCAACTGCTGCTACTTACTTAAGTAAAATTGTTCGTCTTGAAAAGGCAGCAGATAATTTAAAGGTGTATTTTGATGCACTTAGACATTCAAGTAGTGACATCAGAGTTTGTTATAGATTGTTTAGAGGTGATTCAAATTCAGCACCACTTTGGGAACTTTTCCCTGGGTATAATAATTTGGATGATAATGGACAAGTTAAAAATGCAAAAGATAATAATGGATTACCAGACAAAAAAGTATTGTCCGCTTCTTCAGAAGAAGATTTCAGATCCTATGAGTTTACAGCTTCATTCTTACCGCAATTTAAAGGATTCCAAATAAAAATTCTGATGTCTGGAACTAATTCTTCTTTTGTTCCTTTAATAAGAGATTTGAGAGCAATAGCATCAATATAATATGGAATTAATACCAGTAGAAGGAAATAGTGGATTATTTCGTGATTCTAAGTCAGGAGCAATTTTAAATTGTTCTGGAAACGAGTTTTCTGCATATCTGCAGACTAAAGAAAGAAAATTAAAAGAAATTGAACAATTTAATACTATGAATGATAAAATTGAACAACTTGGGAATTTAAAAAATGATGTGGATGAATTAAAAAATATGATGAAATTGATTCTATCAAAATTGGATTCTGAATCATAAATATTTAAAAATGGATTCCCATAATGGCGGCAAGGAATGTAAACTTAGTTCTTGAACAAGGGGTTGACTTTCAAGCCACCTTTACAATCAGGAATACCAACAACGCACCATTAAACTTAACAGGATATACTGGTATTTCTTCTATCAGGAAACATCCAACATCTTCAACTTCATATCCACTAACTTTAAGTTTTCCAGATAGAATTAATGGAAAAATCGTTGTCTCCATGGGGTTTACTGCAACCGATTCCATTGAAGGTGGTCGTTATGTTTATGATGTTATCTTGATATCTCCAAATTCTTATAGAACCCGAGCTGTTCAAGGAAATGTTTTAGTAACTCCAGGAGTCTCCTAATGACAGATTACTTAGTAACATTAAATGAACCAGGTGCATATAGAATTGGTGTTGATTATGAAATTCCTACTAAATCAATTCAATATGGTAACATTATCTTAGATGACATAAGTTCACAATTTAACGGATCAATTTCAACATTTGTTCTTACTGAAAATGCGACTTCTTATGTTCCTATTAATGACCAACAACTTTTGGTAATGCTTGATGGATCTATTTTACAACCAGGGAAAGATTATACTTTATCCACAAATAATATAATATTTACAACTGCACCAACAAATGGTCAAGATTGCACTATTGTCGCTTTAGCCGCAACTGCAGATTTAACTAGAACGATTAATTATATAATTGATAGTGGATCTATTGCAATGATAACAGGAAATAAAGGATCATTAACTGTTGATGTAACAGGGGTTTTAGAATCTTTAGTGATATTATCAGACCAACAAGGCAATTTAACACTGGACATTAAAAAGTCAAGTTATTCAACATTTCCCACTTTTACCTCAATTGTTGGTGGGGTATATCCACAAATGTCCAATGCAAGAAAAGTTCGTGATGATGATTTAACCGGATGGACAAAAACAATAACAGCTGGAGATATTCTCACTTTTGACGTTATTGCTGTAAATAATATTACCAGATTTCTAATCTCTTTAAAATTAAAATTATAAATAAAGATAGTTATTAAAATTCATAACCTGTAGGGGAGTTGTTTAAATGGCACTATTAGTTCCAAATATTGGAGAACTTGAGTCACTCAGATACTTGGTTGCAAACAACAACCACACTGCAAGTCTTGCTGACCAGTCTCCCAGAAACTTAGTTTTAAAACTTTTTACAAGTAACACCACTCCAGCTGAGTCGGATGTCCCTTCTGATTCCAGATATTATGAACCATATGGAATTGGAAATACCAATGCTTATGGATTTGCTCCTACCACAGGGTATCCATATTGTGTAAACAATAGAGGAGATCAGACATATACATCTCAGACTGGTATTCTTCTCAATGGTTCTCGTTGGAGAATTAATCAAGTAGGTTCTGGTACAACTGCAACATATCCAGAACAAACTTTTACATTCACTGGAGATGCTGGTGATGTTTATGGTTACTATGTAACTCGTGCAAACAACATGCCTGTTGCTGTACAAGGCGTTGTTCACTATGCCTCGGTTGGTATCGGTACTACAGTTACCAAGGGTGACAATACTGATCCAGTAATTGGTGTTATTGGTAACTCTTATATCACAATTGATCCAGATCAAAGCGTAGACGATTTAACTTTGGGAATGGTTGTTGGTGGAAACGCAGGAATTCAAACAGGAACTACAGTTATAGGTATTGACAGAGCATTAAAAGTAATTTATTTAGATAAAGTTCTTATCGATAATATTCAAGTTGCTACTGATTCAAGTGTTACCTTCAGTTTTGGTAAAATTGCAGTAACCAATCACCAACTAGTTGCTGGAGATGTACTTTACATTGCTGCCGGAACTGGTAATACTACATTAACATCTAATGTTTATACAGTATTCTCTGTTCCTAATGCAAACGAGTTTCACACTACTCCCGCTTTGACAGCAACACCAAATTCAAGTGCTGGTTTAAGTACCGCAACTCTTTATAGTTCTGTAATGTATGCAGAAAGATTTACAAATGGTCCATACACCATTCAAAATAACGGTGACCAAATCAAGATCACATTGAATGTTGCTCTTGACTGATTTATTTTAATAAAAAAATATAATAAGTTATTGGTGGGAGGGTTGCTTTTTTATGGCGATCCTCCTTCTTTTTTAAAAAAGTTGTTGGACGACTTGCATGGCAGTTTATGTCTATAATCTAGATAATCCAGAAGTAAATAATCCATATTCTACCGAAGATTATGGATTAATTTCGTCTGCATCAACATCTTCGGAGGATATTGGAGCTGTAAGTGATGGAAGTCCAACTTTTAATTTCTTAGAAGATGACTGGTATAATATCTCTGTTAGCGAGTCATTAGTTCCTTACGGTAATATAGGTACATTAAGTACTCTACAAGAATCTGCAAGTTATCAATATATTTCTTCTGGTATACTATTTGAATTTACAAGTGAAACTCTAACTGAAAATGTTGTATTTACTTGGGTAGGAAATGGTACTGTATTTGAGATAGGAAATGGTCTAGAAAGGACCGTAAATGCATATCTGTCTTCTGGTACTCTCCGACTAGATACAGCCGTCGCCGAGACGGCCCTAGAGTCCACTACGATAAGTCCTGTAGGAGATACTACTCTCTACACAATTACTGGTAACTATACAGGCTTACAGTTCATTGCTCAAATTCCAGAGAATACTCAACTCTTCAGTATTTCTGGAGTAGCTATAGAGAATGATACAGAATCTTATGTTGGTTCAGGAAATATACAGATATTTGGAAGCGCGGAAGAACGATTTATAACAGGTAATTATACGGGATCTGGCACTCTTTTCAGTTTAGATACTGCTGAAGAAAGTATTACTTATGACTATAATGAATCTTCAATAACTGAAAGTATTGTTGATTATGGTAGTATTGTAGATGTTTTATCTGGTATTCCCCTTGATTATGGTCAAGTATCAGGAACACCAATTCCACAAATTGGCGATTATGCTTTTATTGTTGATCCAGTAATACCATATCCATTTGGAGGAATGTCTCTAAGTGGATCAGCAATATGTTCTGCAAACTATAGGCTTTATATTGATGGTATTGCGATAGTAAGAGCTTCTTATTCAGAAGTTGTTTCTGGATCTATAGTTTTATCAACTTCTGCATTAGAGTCTGAAACTGAATCTTATATAGGTTTAGGCACTCTAACATTCTCTGGAACAGCTCTAGAAGCTTATTCAGCTCAGACTCCAGAGAATACTCAACTCTTTACTATTTCTGGAACAGCTCTAGAGGCTTATTCAGCTCAGACTCCAGAGAATACTCAACTCTTTAGTATTTCTGGAGTAGCTGTAGAAAAAGATGTAGATTCCTATGTTGGCTTAGGTACTCTAACATTCTCTGGAACAGCTCTAGAGGCTTATTCAGCTCAGACTCCAGAGAATACTCAACTCTTTAGTATTTCTGGAGTAGCTCTAGAAGCTTATTCAGCTCAGACTCCAGAAGACTTTGTTCTTTATACTTTCTCTGGAACAGCTCTAGAGGCTTATTCAGCTCAGACTCCAGAAGACTTTGTTCTTTATACTTTCTCTGGAGTAGCTGTAGAAAAGAATACAGAATCTTATGTTGGTATTGGTACACTATTTGAATTTGGTCAGTTAGTTGAAAGGGTCACTTATGATTATAATGAAAGTTCTATCATTGAAGGTGCTTTGGATTATGGATTAATAATTCACAATCCAACTGAACAACCCGCTGATTATGGTGATGTATATCTATCGCCAACTGGACTAACACTTGATTTTGGTGAAGTAAGTGCTGTAGTTCCATCTATTGTCGGTGAACTTGTATATCCATTTGGACCGATTAATGTTGTAAATGGATTTAGCCCACAGGATACAGAAGCTTATCCTGGAGGTCCTAGTGTAGGTAAATCCTGGAGTTTTACTAGAAAGGGATATATCGGTGATACTGCTTTATATTCTATTTCTGGAATTGCTTCTTGTCGAGAAACAGCCGCCTATAATTACTTTCCTTCTGGATTATTTACAATTACCAATACTTCTATCATACACCCATTTGTAGATTACACTCCACATTATGGTATTGAAAAGAATATTGGTATTGGAACTACCGGAATTAAAATTTCTGGAGAACTATTACATCCAAATATTGATTACACTCCACATTATGGTATTGAAAAGAATATTGGTATTGGAACCACAGGAATTCAAATCTCTGGAACTGCTCTAGAGGCTTATTCAGCTCAGACTCCAGAAGATTTAGTTCTTTATACGT